CAAACCTATCCTGATAACTATAATGAACCTAATTATGATGGTGAAAAATTAGAACCTATTTGGACTGATATAGAAGATTTATCTACTATTGAAAGATTTGAATTTACTAAAGAAGATTTTGAATAATAGCAATAACAACAATAAATAAAAGAGCATATGATTATTTATTAATTCAAGACCAAATGGATAAATATGACTCCAGAAGAACATAAGAAAGCTATTAAAGAAGGCTTAAGTGAATGGCTCAATGAAAAGTTTGCTGAGTTTGGTAAACTATCCGTTAGGGGAATACTTGCTATGGCTTTAGTTGCTTTAGTTTATCTGTGGTCTGTATCACATGGATGGAAAATATGAATGAGCATGCACTAATCTTATATTTTGGATTGGTGTTAATTTGTATATACTGCTATGCAATTTTTAACTAAACCACTTACCAGTCTGTTAGTCCTACTCACACTACTTCCAATTACTCCTATACTAGTGAGTATATTTTATGGGTTACTTCATTAATGTTAAACATATTACTCCCACTTATATCCACTGTTATTGATCGTGTTGTTCCTGACAAGAACGGTGCGGAAAAAGCTAAGCAAGCTATAGAGGCAGAGCTTATTGCTAATGCAACACAACTCAACCTAGCTCAAGCAGAAACTAATAAGATAGAAGCAACACATAGAACGCTATGGGTAGCAGGATGGCGACCATTCATAGGATGGGTATGTGGAGTAGCTATGGCTTGGCATTTTGTTGGCGTTCCACTCATTACATTCTTCGCAGCATGGGCTGGTGCAACCATACCTCCATTGCCTGTGTTTGACATGGGTAGTTTAATGACTGTCCTTATGGGCCTATTAGGATTAGGATCAATGAGAACATTCGAGAAGATTAAAGGCATTACTAAGTAGTGCAACTGTCTGATCACTTTAGCTACCAAGAACTGACACATAGCGACACAGCATCTAGGTTAGATATAGACAACGAACCAAATGATGTCCAATTATCTAATCTTACAATACTAGCGGAGGGACTAGAAGTTGTTAGGACTAAACTTGATGGACACGCTATTCGTGTATCTAGTGGTTTTAGGTCTATGGACCTTAATCGATATTTGCGTTCAAAAGATACCTCTTACCATACGTTCGGCTTGGCAGCGGATTTTACTTGCCCTGGTTTTGGCGATGTTAATCACGTTATGCGCACTCTCGCTTCAAGTTCGATAGAGTTTGACCAATTGATATTAGAGTTTGGAAGATGGATTCACATAGCCTTTCCTAAGGGTACAGATAAACCAAGAAGGCAAATGTTAGCTATTGGAAAGAGTGGTGCGCGCGTATACGAGTAGTTGCGTGAATTAGTGGATGTGATATCCTAGTAGTATCTAATTTATGAGTAACTATTATGGTAAAGAACAGTAGAATATTAGTAATTAGCGACCTCCATATTCCGTACCATCATCAAGATGCATTCGCATTCCTTACCGCCCTTAAGAAGAAATACAAACCAGACTTAATTATTAATATTGGTGATGAGCTAGATCAACATGCTATTAGTATGCATGATTCTAATCCTGACCTACCTTCAGCTGGTGATGAGTTGCGTATGTCCAGGAAGTACATCTACGAACTAGAAAAGATTTTCCCTGACATGATATTGGTACACTCAAATCATTCATCTTTAGTTTATAGACGTGCATTAAAGTATGGCCTACCTATAGATTATCTTAAGTCTTACAATGAATACCTTGGTGTATCAGATCGATGGCAGTGGGTAGATGATTTAACTATTACTTTATCTGATGGTACACGTTGTTTCTTTACACATGGCATGAGCGCTGATGTATTAAAGTTATCTATGCAAATGGGTAAGCATTGTGTCCAGGGACATTATCACTCGAAATTTTCTATCGGTTATTTCAGTAATCCAGATGCCCTCCATTGGGGTATGCAAGTTGGATGTTTAACTTCACAAAAATCTATGGCGTTTGATTATGCTAAGAACTTTAAAAATCGATTCATAATCGGTTGCGGCATGATAATACATGGTCAACCGAAACTGATGCCTATGGTATTAACTGAGGATGGAAGATGGACGAAGACGATAGTTTAGATATAGAATTTATTTCCGAGGCAGATGAACAACAAGCTAAGCTACTTGACAGTCTTACTGGTAAAAAGATATGGAATGTTGAGTTGTTGGAGGACGAAGAAGGAGTTGAATCTGTCATTAAAATATTCTTTACCTGTGAAGAGGATGATTATTTAATGATTCATTGTGATGGAGCTAATTTATACCTGATCGAGCCTAAACCTAAGGAACTACACTAATGGGTAGTGTGATTACAGTAATATTAAATCCAGATGAAATAACTGTGTGTCAAATTCTAGGAAGGATGAGATCATTAATAGCACGATCTGCGCATGTTAAAGATGCTAAGGTAGGTAAGCAAGATGGTAGCGAGGCAGATGTTTCCGGGATGATGGCGGAGTATGCGTTCGCTAAACACTTTAATGTATTCCCGGACTTAGGGCTAACTCCAAGAAGTGGAAGTGCAGATGGGGTCTATAAGAATTGGCGTTATGATATTAAGTCAACAACGTATGAAAATGGAAGATTACTTTGTACCACAAAAGTAAATCCAGATATTGATATTTATATATTAGGAATTGTTAAGGGAAATATCGTAAGTTTCCCGGGTTGGGCCTTAGCTAAAGAGTTGAGAAATGAAAATAACAAGATTGACCTAGGACATGGGACACATTATGGTTTAAGTCAGGAAAACCTTAGAACTTTTGCACATTGAGTTAAAAACGAGCTTTCCTAAGCCTCTCTAACGCACGTTCTAATACCGCTTGAAGGTAACCTATCAAAAGAATACGAAGTCCTTACAGCGCATCCCATGACAAGCCCTGACACCATATAGTACAATCCAGGTTAATTTCGATCCTTTATTCTCTCGCCTAGCCACCTCATTACAGGAACGGCCATACTGTTTCCCATTGCTTTGTATCGATGACCATCTGGACAGTCTTTTTTAATATTTGTATAGTCATCAGGAAATCCTTGTAGTCTTTCACACTCAATTGGTGTGAGTTTTCTAACTGCCATTGTTTTTTTAGTAGGTTTATCCATAACAAAAGTCTGTGCATGATGTGACATGATACTAGGCTGATGTGAAGATAAACAATTAGATATTTCTAGCTCGGTAATACTCATATTGTTTTTAATTGCATCTTCACGAATGCTGTAAGCAGTAGAATTTTGTAAAGTAATAGTAAATGTTTCACTACCCCCACCTAGGTCTCCTCCAGAAGCCTTCGTTGTTCCTCCGACATCTGACTGATTGTATGCTCCAAAGCCACCTGCAATGAATCCGGTAGCGTTTTCCCTCGCTTCTTTGCTCTTCGTAGGATGCCATGACAAGCTCTCGGACTCAAATAATACTTCTGCTGCAGGCTTCCAGTCTCCAAGATGTCCGACAACAAAGACTCTTCGCCTTCGCTGTGGGACTCCGAAGTTTTGAGCGTCAAGCACTCGGTAGCTGAACCCATACCCGAGTTCGCCCACCGCCCCGAGGAATGAACCAAAATCCCTTCCTTTCGATGAACTGAGGACACCTGGCACGTTTTCCCAAATGAACCACTTGGGTCTAAACTTGTCAAGAATGCCACAAAAGATGAGGGCAAGATTCCCTCTTGGATCTTCAAGGCCTTTTCTGAGTCCTGCAACTGAGAATGATTGGCAGGGAGTTCCTCCGACCAAAATGTCAACTGTTCTGTTTCCAAAATCCCACTCCTTATAATTTGTCATGTCTCCAAGGTTAGGCACATCAGGATAATGATATGCCAACACTTCGCTTGGGAACTTTTCTATTTCTGAGAATGCAACAGGCTTCCAACCTAAGTTATGCCAGGCAACTGTCGCAGCCTCTACTCCACTACAGACAGACAAGTAATTCATAGTAATTTATACTCAGCAAAATTGCATGGCTCATCAAACCGATTCAATACCGACTTTCGTTCGGTCTCAATCTCATAGCCTTTATTCCTTAATTTAAATACCACGTCACTTAGTCTATAAATACCTAACTCAATCCATGCATCCATTGGACTTACCTTAAAGTTAG